GACAAGGCTCGCCAAGCACTCACAATTCTCTCTGAAGAACAAAAAAAATATATAAAAGAGAAATTGTTTAAAGGTGGTAAAAAATGAGCGAAGATTTTTTTGACATTGACTTTCCAGGGTACGCACCCTTAGAAGTCAACTTAAAGAATCCTGATGACTTCTTGAAAGTTCGAGAGACCCTTTCCCGTATTGGTGTCGCATCAAGGAAAGAAAAGATTCTTTATCAATCATGTCACATTCTACACAAGCAGGGCAGATATTTCATTGTGCACTTTAAAGAACTCTTTGCCTTAGATGGTAAAGATGCAGACTTTAGTGACAATGATTTACAACGCAGAAACACGGTAGCACATCTTCTTTCGGATTGGGGTTTAATTACTATTCTAAATCCAGAGATTCATGAAGACAAAGCACCACTGAATCAGATTAAAGTAATTGCGTTCAAGGAAAAGAATGAGTGGGAACTTGTTCAGAAATATAACATTGGTCGTAAAAAATAATTGACTTTCTTCTAAAAGTATAGTATAAATAGAAGGTGCCATGCTTCGGATGGCACCTTTTTAACACTCGCTTAATAGGAGAACAATTATGAAATTTAATACAACTAATTTGGCAGACTTCGACCGTTATTTCGTTGGCGCAGATCGCGTCATGAAAAGATTAGCAGATATTGCTGATCAATCGTCGCAAATGATGCCAGTAAAATATCCCCCATACAATATCAAGAAAGTCGATGAAGATCGCTACGTAATCGAACTGGCAGTTGCTGGTTTCGGTAAGTCGGAGATTGATATTGAATTGCAAGAAGGCAAGTTGACCATCAAAGGAAAGTGCGACTCGCCTGAATCCACTGAATATCTTTACAAGGGAATTGCTGAGCGAGGATTCAAACGTGAATTCACTCTCGCCGACAATGTTGAAGTAAAGAGTTCTTCGCTGGTCAATGGTATGCTAAAGATCTTTCTTGAGGCATTTATTCCAGAAGAAAAGAAAGCAAAGAAAATCGACATCACTGATGAGGATACTGAATATCCATCGCAAGCTGCCGAATTCTTAGCAGAAGGCAAAACAAAGTAATTTAAATCTGGTGGGTGGGAGTAATTCTCACCCACCAATAACAATGAAGGTGAATACATGAGCAATATTAGATGCGTGAAACTACTCAGTGGTGATGAAATTATCGCTGATATCGATGAGACAATTGATGGTCTTATCATTCTAAAGAAACCACTGCAAATTATGATGATTCCGAATCAGAATAATCAATTCGGCATAGGTCTAGCACCATTCTGCCCATACGCGAAAAATGATGTAGTTCCTCTTCGCGAAGGTGCAGTTATCACAATTTTTGAACCAGAGACTGGTATGCTAAACGAGTATAACACTCGGTGCGGTTCTGGTCTAGTCGTCCCAGAAAGTAAGATTATCATATGAAACAATTAATCGCTCTCGCATTATTCCTGCTTCCAGGAACAGCATTCGCTTCACCATGTGATCAGTTCTATCCGAATGGTAAGGAAATCGTAGTTCCAAACACTAAGGTTCTCTGCAACTCATTCTTCGCAATTGTATATGATGATGACCGCAATGCTAATATTTTGTCGACCGAAATCGCACAAGAACGGTTGAAGAAAACTCCACGCACTGATGACTTCCGTGCTGACAAACGCATCGCAGACTCACCGACACCTGCTGACTATACCAACTCTGGTTATGACCGTGGACACATGGTTCCTGCAGCAAATGCTGATGATCCAAATGAAATGTCAGATACGTTCTTCATGACAAACATGACACCGCAATTGCCTTCAGTCAATCGTGTCGCTTGGCGTTTGCTTGAAGACCAAGTTCGTGACATGCCATTCAAGTGGGTTGTAACTGGTGCACAATATTCAAAGACACCAAAGAAGTTGGGTAAGGCGCAAGTCCCTGTTCCTGACATGCTTTATAAAGTCGTATACCTGAAAGATGGTAGCACAGTTGCATATACTGTCAATAATCTAGTTCCTAAGTCTCAAATCGAGAAGGTAACTCTTGATCAACTCGAAGCGAAATTAGGATATAAGTTACGATAAATCCCTTTACTTTTGTTATGTTTTATAGTATAGTAGTATTTGAATGACGAGGGATTTATATGAAATTTTATACATGCGCACACCAATATGGTTCCAAGGTTCTTGTCCGTGGAGTACATAACGGTGTGCGCTTCACCAAACGAGATGACTTCAGTCCCACCCTGTTTGTAAAATCCAAGGGTGGCGAAAAAACGGAATACAAGTCTCTGTATGGAGAAGATCTTCAACCGATTGACTTTGAAGATAACAATGCTGCCAAGCAGTTTGTTCAGGCATATGGTCAAGTAGACAACTTTGAGATCTTTGGTCAGACCAACTATGGTTACCAATATATCACAAAGAAGTATCCTGGAGAAATTCAGTGGGATATGTCTCAACTTAATATTCAGACTGTCGATATCGAGACCTCTGCAGAGCATGGGTTTCCTGATGTAAACAATCCTATTGAAAGTGTTCTCTTGATCACGGTCAAGAATCTTATTACTCGACAGATTACCACATTCGGTTGCGGTGATTTTGATGATAAGAACTCTGAGATTGTTCAGACCCTGAGGGATGCTGGCAACAAGTTCCTCTATGTAAAATGTGATGATGAACGTGACTTGCTAGAAACCTTTCTGCGTTTCTATTCTGACGACCATCCAGATATTATTACAGGTTGGAATTGCGAACTGTTCGACATTGCGTATCTTATCTCTCGGATCGATCGTCTGTTCTGCACCGAAGAAGATACAACCATGCGCAAGAAGTTCTCGCCATGGGGTCTGGTTCGTCGCAAGAATTTGACAATCATGGGTCGCGAACATATCTCGTATGATATTACTGGCGTCGCAGTTATCGATTATCTCGATCTCTATAAGAAGTTTACGTATACTCGACAAGAGAGTTACAAGTTGGATCACATTGCCAAGGAAGAACTTGGTAGGAAAAAACTTGAACATCCGTATGAAACATTCCGCGAGTTCTACACAAAAGACTGGACACGGTTCGTCGAATATAACATCATCGACGTTGAGATTGTTGACGAACTTGAGCGCAAAATGAAACTAATTGAACTTGTGCTTACGATGGCATACGATGCTAAGTGCAATTATACTGATGTGTTCTCACAGGTTCGCACGTGGGATTGTATTATCTACAATCACCTTCATGATCAGAATATTCAGATTCCCCAGAAGAAAGAAAACAGGGGACGCACTATTGAAGGTGCATATGTGCAAGAACCAAAGGCAGGTAGGTATGACTGGGTGGTGTCGTTTGATGCTACCTCGCTGTATCCATCTATCATTATGCAGTATAATCAATCACCAGAGACTTTCGTTCAGGGTGTTGTAAAAGATACAACAGTGAAAGGTTTGCTCGAGCATAGTTATAATCTCGAGGATCTCAAACAAGATGATGTTTGCATGACTGCCAATGGTTATTGTTATACTCGTAAAAAGATGGGAATGTTTCCTGAGATTGTTCAGAAGTTCTTTGATGACCGACAGCGGTATAAGAAATTAATGATCATTGCTCAGAAAGAATATGAAGAAACTAAAAATCCCAAACTAAAGAACGACATCTCGAAGTATAATAACTTCCAGATGGCAAGAAAAATTCAGTTGAACTCACTGTTCGGTGCGTTAGCAAATGAATATTTCCGTTACTATGATGCTCGCATTGCCGAGGGTATCACTATGACTGGTCAGTATATTATTCGGGAAGTAGGTAAGGCACTTGATGTTTATCTTAACAAGGTTGTAGGAACAAATGGACACAACTACTCTTTCTACTCTGATACTGATTCTTGTTACATTTCCTTGGACCCTCTTGTTCGTAAGTATTATGGTAATCTGGATCGCGATAAACTCATTGATGTTCTCGATAAAATCTGCGAAGAGAAAATCACAGAGGCAATCAACAAGAGTTGTGATGGACTTGCGAACTACACGAATGCATTTCAAAAGAAGATTATCTTCAAACGTGAGGCAATCGCGGAACGTGGTCTCTGGGTTGCAAAGAAAAGGTATGCACTCAATGTCTACGATAACGAAGGCGTCCGATACAAAGATCCGAAACTCAAAGTCATGGGTCTCGAGATTGTTCGTTCTTCCACTCCTGCTCCTGTTCGCGAAAGTCTCAAAGAAGCAGTAAGACTATCGTTGACTGCAGATGAAGCAACTCTTCAGAAGTTTATTCAGCACACTCGTGGGTTGTTCAATAAAATGGAACCTGAAGATATTGCTTTCCCGCGAAGTGTCAATGGACTTGCTAAGTATACATCAAGAGCAGACATATATGGTAAAGGAACACCGATGCATGTTCGTGGTGCTTTGATGTATAATCACCTGCTCGAGAAGCACAATCTTAGTATGAAGTATGAAGCAATTCAAGAAGGCGAGAAGATTAAGTTCCTATACTTGAAGGAACCAAATACTATTCGCGAAAATTGTATTGGTTTTATTGGTAAAATACCAAAAGAGCTTGACATACATAGATATGTAGATTATAATACAATGTTCAATAAGAGTTTTCTTGAACCATTAAAACAAATTGTAGAAGGCATTGGTTGGAATACAGAACCAGTTGCCACGTTAGAGGATATGTTTACATGAATGCACTAAT